GTTAAAAGAAGAAGCTATGACAGAGTCTAAGACTAAAGAAGCTAAGGTTGAGGTTGTTGAAGAGAAAGTAGAGCAACCTAAAACCGTAGCTAGTCATTATGCTCAAGAATTAGCTAATATGAGATTATAAAATCCATTTTAAATGTTGAGGTATATACTACCTGATTCTCCAATGCAACGGAAACTATTATTATATAAATGAAAGGATATTACTATTATGAACGAAACAGAAACACGTCCAAATACTAATTATATTGACAATAATAGAGCAGAGCAATTGTTGGAGAAGTGGAGTCCAGTTCTGGACTATACCTCTGACAAAGTTTCGCCTATTGAGAATCCGCATACGCGGATGAACACTGCCATTCTCCTTGAGAACCAAGAGGAATGGTGTTTGAGAGAGGGTAACACATCTGGTAATGCCGCAGCTAATCAAGGCTCGTTTGGTTCGAGCGTAGGTTATGGTGCTGGTCAGGCCGGTGGTACATATGGATCTGGGGATACATATGCATCTAACGACGCACGTTTACCGAAGATTCTTATTCCGATGATTCGCCGTACATTCCCTGAGTTGATTACTAACGAGATCGTTGGTGTTCAGCCAATGAGTGGTCCGGTTGGTCTCGCATTTGCTCTTCGCTATAAGTACAGTGCTGATACTATTGATAATACAGCTGCTGCTGATACAAGTGCTGCTTCACATATCGGTGATGTTACTGATGCAGTGAATAATGCAGGAACAGCTGCTGCTGGTTCTGCTGGCGCACCTAACGGTGAGTTGGGTCACAACTACTTAGGTACATCATTTACTGGTGTAAGTAGCTCGACCGTTCAAGCGGGTGTTAAAGCTGCTGCGTCAGTTGGTACACTTGCTGGTATTGGTACAGCGCACTGGTTGTCAGCCGGTCTTGATTCACAGGATGAAGGTTTTGCTGCTGCTTTGTCTGCTTTCGAGCTTGATAAGGCTAAGACAGCTCCTACTGTTGAGTTGAGTTTCGAGAAAACAGCTGTTGAAGCTGGTACTCGTAGGTTGAACGCTCGTTGGTCAGTAGAGCTCGAGCAGGATCTTAAGAATATGAATGGTATTGATGTTGACGCTGAGTTGACAAATGCTATGTCATATGAGATTCAAGCTGAAATCGACCGTGAGATGATTATTCGCATGGTTCAAGCTGCTATCGGTGGTGGTCATAACACTGGCTATTCCACATATAAGGTATCAGCTGCTGATGCTCGCTGGCAGGGTGAGAGAAATCGCGACTTCTATCAGAAGTTGATCGTTGAGGCTAATAGGATGGCTGTTCGCAACCGTCGTGGTGCTGCTAACTTTGTTGTTGCAACACCTAGTGTTTGCGCCATTCTTGAGATGCTTCCTGAGTTCTCTTGGATGACCGTTAACGGTAATGTTAACACACAACCGGTTGGTGTTGCTAAGGTTGGTAATGTTGGTGGACGTTTTAACGTTTATCGCGATACACGTACCGAAGCTACATATAACTTGGGAACAGGTTATACAGGCGCCTCCACAAGGGTTGAGTATGCATTGCTTGGTTATAAAGGACCAGAGTATTATGATACTGGTATCATTTACTGTCCTTATATTCCGGTTATGGTACAGCGTTCGGTTGATCCGAATAGCTTCTATCCGAAGGTCGGTATGTTAACACGTTATGGTGTAGTTGATCACCTCTTTGGTGCAGCTAACTATTACCATGTTGTGTTTGTTGCTGGTCTTGGCTTGCAGTTCAACAGTGGTGCTGCTGCAGCACAATCTACGGTATTCCAGTAAGTCGAATATTGTTTATTATCGAAGGGCGCTCGAAAGAGCGCCCTTTTTTTATTGTCTAATAGTCTTAATCCATGGAATGGTTTCATCCCACATAATATTATCGATTAATTCTATTTTATTAGCTCTAACTGGATTAATATCCCATCCACCTCTTCGTGCGTATAGACACGCAATCATTAATTCCCGCGGGGAGAACCTATCATACAAGCGTTTATATATAGTTTCACATATTTCTTCATGGAAGTGGTTTTCGTCTCTAAACGAAATAATATATTCAAGTAATTCTCTTACACCAGGCAACCATTGTCCTTCTATATGAATAAATACATCTCCCCAATCAGGTTGCGACGTAACTCGGCAATTACTTTTAAGTAATGAAGACATTACATTTAGATTATTCGGCTGAGATACAGAGGTATATTTAGTATCAAATATAGAAGGGTCTTCATTATACTTAGTAATCTCAATCTTCTCCTTTGACCGCCATCCAGTTGTCAAGTAGTGCTCCAACCTTACATATTTTTTAGTTGATACAATCGCTAAAGAATTTGGAGTAGCATCATATGATTCTAAGAATGGATTAGAAACTCTTTTTAAATCCGTATCGCAAGAGAATAATTTAACTTTAACTTCCGTTTGTAGTAACGTACTAAGATCTTCAGTAGCCATCTTCTCCATAGCGCTCACTGTTTCTTCTATTGTATCTCCGAGCTTAGTCATATTAAAACTATTCCAATATAGTTTCATAGATTTAGATTCGACGATATATTTACTATCACATGGATATACTACTTTAGCAACTGCACTAATAGGAACACCGTTATTTAATAGTCCTGATACTTCATAACCGTTCCATACATCGTACCCTACAAAAGGTAGATCTTTCTCTTTAATATCAAGATGTTTGCGGTTACTGGATCTAGGCTCTCTTACGAGAAGACTCGGATCGTATTGAGATTTATATTTGCTAGTTTTACCTAGGTGCTTACTTATGTTTTTATTATCGAGTTTACTCATTATATATTATCTCTATCATCTTATTATAGCGACTCTCAACGCTTCCTTCAAGTACATAAACATTCGGATACTTATCTAAGATTAATTCTTCATATAATTTTATAATCTTATTGCGAAAGCTCTCGCTCATAGATCTTTCACCATCGTTAATTAAAGCTACATCATACGGACTAGTATAAAAGATATAATCATATTTCTCAATATATCTTTTTAACATATATGTAAATACCTTATCTACAAACTCATCTACTTTACCTTCTTTTCGAAAGTATCGTGTATAAATAAATCCATCAATAATACATCTATCTAAAATAGTATCTACAACTATTCCAGTTGTTTCTGTATTAGAATATAAAAATATATTATTTAGATGATCAGCTAATATTGCGATTTGAGTATCGATATAGTTATTACTATCGTCGTTTATCTCAAACCCTTGTCTTTTTAACTTACGCGTAACTTCTGGAACTACTTTAAAGTGATTCCTGCAATCAGTCCAATGATTGAGTAACGTCGTCTTACCTGAAGATTGAGCCCCTGTAAAAGATATTAACATTATTTGCCCCAAGTACCATTATCGACTATCTGAGCAATTTTGCAATATAAACTTGAATCTTTCCAAGCATCGATAATTGGTTCATTGGCAGCTTCGTCAGTACGTTTCACAATGATAAGATTAATCAATCTTTGTACTTTATCATGAATACGAAACACTAGTCCTGTTTTTGCGACTATTTGTCCTTCCGGTTTCGTTACGTCTTGACCAACTGAAATATTACCTGGCCCGTAATCGTATTGCTTCTGAATAAACAATTTATATTCTTCTTCGAGCAAATTCTTTAACATTGCGCATGTTTGAGGATAATCTGCTTCTACCGTTTTTTTAATTTCATCGTAATCTTTCATTTAAAAAATTTATCCAAAGTTTTGTAGATTCAACGTGAAGAGCTCTCTCTAGTTCTTCGTATGAATCAAAATCATTATTAATAAGACACTTTTCTATAATAGGACCATCATCGAGTTCGGGGGTTACTTTATGAATAACACACCCGACTCGAATATGGTTTGCTTCCCAAGCTTTCTTTTGAGGGTTAAAGCCTTTAAGGTCAGGATGTATGTGAATAGCTCCGGGGTGACCATTATAGATATTAGATGATCTAGTAAAATCGGGAGGTAGTATTCTAAGATAGCCATGAAGAGTAACAAACACATCTTTCCTCCAATCCTCATTAAGAATAGAATAACTTAAAGAATCAGCGGCTCTCATATAATCTGTTTCTTTTGGCCATTTAGGTAATCTGATTATATTATCATTAGTACCTTCTCTATAATGATATAGTAGTTCAATGTTTATATTATGATTATCTTGTTTATTAGTAACTACAAGATCAGGCCACCTCTTTATTTTTCTAGAGATGTTTGCAATTTCAGAACCAGTTTGACTAAAAAATGCAATCCACTTCATCGTCCAATAATACGTTTAAACATCTTTGTGTTGTATCTAATAAGTTCTTTTGCGTCATCATCAGGTTGAGCTTGAATCAGATCTGCTAGTAATTGACTAGGTTTATGACTTAGACCAAAATCTCCTTGATAAGGATAACCTAATAATCCTGCTACAACTGGATTAGATGTATCAAGACTTCTAATATTATAAATGTTATTATTCACGTACCACTTAAACTCTCTAGCCAATGAAGCACCTAACAAGTGATGTGGTTTATCCCAATCCCACCATCCTTCATCAATAAGTCTTTTTACAAGGTTTTGTCTTCCTGTAGTTTGTCGCATAAGTTTTTCATTATCAATTAATCGATTAAAACCCGTTACATTATACATACTAAAGTCAAAACTCATAGCAATATAATCTGCATTCTCTGACATAAACTTATAGCAATCAACGACATCCGTCCATGTTTTACCTTGAACTGCACCGATAGTTGCTCCCGGAAGACCACTATAATCTTGTGTAAATGCTTTAAAGTTTGCTATTGTACCGTATGCTGATTCTAATACATCTGGTACAATGTAATAATTTGGTTTTATTTTCTCGCACCATTGTGCATATTTTTCCGAATCAAACGCTTCCTTAAGTTCAAAAATAGAATTATCTAATAGAATTTCACCATCTGGTCTGATGGCTCTATATTTTCCGAGAAACCAGTCTCTATATTCTGGTTCTTCTTCCATTAAATGTACTAAACAATATTGATAATCGTTGTATAATATTGACTCTGGTAGTAGAGCAATAGGAGATTCATGAGACACCTTAATCGTCATACAGGTATTATAGCATATGTACTACAAAGATCAAGTATAAATAATTATAATATGCCAGGATCTGTTAAAAAGGCTCTTACAAGTACTGCAGCTGGTGCTGTGGCGGCTTTTAGAAAAGTAATCGCAATTCCAACGATTCGACCGTTTAAAGAATTTGCTAAAAATACTTTGATATCAGGAAAAATAATAAAAGAGGCAATTAAGAAAAAAGTTGATGCAGTTGCAGATATTTTAGATCCTACTAAGATATCAGATCAGTTAACAGGAGACAAAAAGACGGGCATTATCGCTACGGTTACACCTCGGCAAGTTAAACAGCTAGCCGTGGCATATAAACAGGGATTAAAGCTAACCCCTAAAGAAGCTATAACGAGTACTTTAGAAAAATTTACAGGAGTTAGTTTAGATCAAGATAATTTATTAGGTAGTCTAGGTGGTGCAGTATTAGATAATATTACGTCACAGATAAGCGCTCTTAAGCAAACATTTATGAAGACAGTACTTGGCTGTATTAATAAAGCTATAAGAGACTTAATTAATAAACTCCCTACTATAGATTTTTTGATAAATATTGAAGATAGATTAAATGGTATTTTAGGAAAGTTTCGTAATCAATTAGAACAAAAAATAGACGCAGAGCTTCGTGGTTTAATGTATCAGAAAATTAAAATACATCAATTAACATTATTTAAACAACGCTTACATGGACAGATTAGAGATATATGCCCGGAAGCAACACCTGCTTCTTCTGCAGAAGTAAAGGAATTAATGGATGCTTTTGAAGAAGGGAAGAGAAGAAGAGAGCAGGAATTTGAAGATACGGAAAGAAAAAATCAAATAGATGAATTAGACCCACCTTCTCCTAGACGTACAGGAGAGTCGTCAACAAGAGATCCAGTGCCTGACACAACAATAGCACAATGGCGAAATAATCCTGATAAAAAACAACAAGATATTATGAATAAAAGTGATCAAATTGTAGGTACTCTTAATACAAGTATACAAAAAGATCAAAAAGTAAGTAATAATACTGTTAGTTCAATTGTGAAGTCTAGGCACCGTTTTAAAGGAGGTGCTAGATTAATGCAATTATCAAAACGTCAGGCCGATGAACCTGTTGAAACAGCTGCAGGATTAAGAATGAAAATATTACCGGAAGGTAATAGAGTGCTACCAAACCCACCAACACCCGGATATTAAAATAAACAAAATGAGTAGTATACATGTAAATGCAAATGCAGGATTAAACGACACTGAGAAATATTTCGGTAATTATATAGGACTAGTTATACAAAACAATGATCCCGATAAAGGAGGTAGAATAAAAGTATGGGTACCTCCTGTCTCACCTACAATTTATAAAAACTGGGACGAGAATAATAATGATAAAGCATTTAAATTTATCGGAAGAAATATTAACAGTGATATTACAGATATTATAGAAGAGCTTAAAGTAGTAGTTCCATGGGCAGAGTGTGCATCTCCGATAGCAGGTAGTGTTGCTCCTGCAAGATATAACGCATATACTCAAACAGCAACAATATCGGATTCTAATAACGTTAATAGTTCGACTCCTGCGGAGGAGTCTATTGAAAGTGAGTATAATTTAAACCAAGACGGTATAGGTGAAAAGCCGTCTAGAAAATATGAGCATCACGACCTTAAAGTTGCTGATGCATTTTCAGATAAAAATGAAGTTAGATTTAATAATGTAAATAGATTTTCATATAATTATGTTCCAACTTCTTATTCTAATAGTGCAAAAGGTAGTTTTAGTATACCTAATGTAGGTGCTCATGTGTGGGTGTTTTTTGCGGAAGGGGATCCAAATAACCCGATTTATTTTGCGACAACGTATGGCTCCGCCGAATGGAAGTCAATATATAATTCTGATTTAGATTATCCCGGTTCGTATGAAAATATAAGTACTGAATATAATCATAATACAGACATTTATAGAAATAAGTATGTTATTAATCAAAAAGGTGGTACTATAGAAATAGTTAGTACTGACACTAAAGAAGCTTTAAAATTGACTCATTATTCCGGTTCATTTAAAGAATTTAATAACGATGTTAATATAGAATTTGCAACAAAGAATAATCAAAAATTAGTTTTAGGTGATGAGTTTTTTACTGTTAATGGAACTAAAAATGACTATGTTGGTAGAGACTATGATCAGATTATTAATGGAGATTATTACAGGAAAATTGGTAATTTAAATAGGGAATATCAAAAAGAATGGCGAGATCTTATGGAAGATATTGCCGACGGTAAGCAATTATTTGAGCTACAAAGAACTGAGCCAGTAAACGATCCTAATGATTTTATAAAAAAGACCTCAGGGCTTCAACGAAAAGTTGGTACACCGGCACAATGTCCGCTTTGTAGTGATGTGTTTCAAAAAGATCAGATATGGGACAATATATATACATTTAAATCGGTAACGCAAAATTTTGCATATGATAGCGGTAATTCTTCATTTGATCATGCAGGGCAAGTTGACTCACTGTACGCTAATACTCTTAGCGATTTAATTGACCCGTCTAGTCCAAGACAGTTTTTAGGTAAAAAAGTTTGCCCGGTATGCGGAGGTACGGGTCAGAGTCCTTCTAGTAAAGATGGTAATTGGGATGTTGCGTCTGATAAAGAGAAGGTTGTGGTAGATAATTTACAAGCAAAGATTCAGAAAATAATTAATATTGAGAAGAAATTAGGTCTTGGTGGTAGTGAGATTGTAAACATCACAAAGCATAAAATAGAAAATATTGGTTTAGTTTATAACGACTTCCCGTCAGTACGTATAGATGAAGTCGGTAAGATAGAAAATTATGAAGTAAATGTGTTTACTAAAGGTGTTGCTACTACAAAGAAAGAATCAGCTTTATTGGAATATGTTCATCAAGATGATTTCCCGGGAGGAGATTATACACAAAATATTGGAAATAAATGGAATGTTTTAGTTGGTAGTGGAGGTGTTAGTATTAAGTCTACGGGTGGAGTTGATATTGGAGGTACGATAACAAATATTGCTGGTCAACAAGTTAATATAAGTTCGGAGTATGAGATTAATATGTCGTCAAAGAGAATTGATATTGCTGCTGAAATATTAACACTACGAAATAAACATAGTAAGCAAGTATTAGTAGATAGTAATTTAGGTGTTACTCAAAACCTCATCGTTCAAGGAGGTGCTCATGTCGAAGGCGAACTAAGTGTTCATCATATTTCTGCACCTGTCGAAATACAGGAAACAGAACCGATTACGTTATTTGCTAAATTATTAGAAGGGTTAGAATTTACTGCGGATTTTAACATAACGGAGCATGAAAGAAGAAGAACCAACACAGGTAAGGGTAAAATAACATTAACTTTAAATGATGACAGTAATGACGACAAAGTAGAGTCATATCCACATACTCATCCGTTTAAGAATTTACCTCTCAAGTTATATAAAGAAAAAGACGGTGTTCGTGGTGTTGGTGAAGAATGTAATAGTCATATTCGAGCACAAGCTCAGCCTGTATCACATGAAAAGAAAGGTAGCGAAATACTTTAATATTTCGCTACCTGTAACTATTTTAGATAGAAGGGTTTAAGCCACTTCGACGTTAATTACTTTTTGTTCTTTACGTTCAGCTCTAGGAACATTAATACGCAAAACACCGTCAGTAATTTCTGCTTTTAGTTCTTCAACATTAAAATCATTTCCATCAATTTTAAATGATCGGTTATATGTTTCTTCTTTAGAACCGGTTTTTGTAGTAATGGTTCGTTTAGCTTCAACATAAGCTACGTCCGTGTCATCGTTGTAAGTGACTTTAAGGTTTTCTTTCTTTACACCCGGAAGATCAATTTCAACATTTGACCCTTCTTTAGTTTCATTAAACCGGATATTATCATTTGAAAATGATTCAAACGGTCCAGTAAATGATTGCTCTAGTGTATTAAAAAGATCAAACATAGGACTGTATGATCTTGCTACCCGTGGTTTTGTTAAGTAATTAAATAAATCATTCATAACATAAGTATTTATGCTATTGAATTCGACGTTCTACTTTCTTTGCGGTTTTTAAGTTTTGGATTATCATTTTCCTATAAGAACCTATTGCTACCGTAAGGTTTACAGTATCTCCAGAAACGACAGGCTGACCTTCTAGAGTACCTGGGTATCTGTAAGTTTTAATTACATTGCCTTTTACTGTCTCTCTAATTTCAAGCTTAATAGAGCTACCTTGTTGTGTAGCTAATGCATAATAGGTCTCATTTTTGTTCATTTTAATTATTTAATAAGTCTTGTATTAATCACATCTAGATATTAAATATTTTATATGGCAGAGGTTAAGAAGGCTAGATTATTTTTACGACGTGGTACTGATACAGATAGAAAGCTTACCACGTTGTGCGCAGGCGAACTCGGATATTCTACAGACGCCTTTAGAATAGTAATCGGGGATGGTTCAACAGCGGGCGGTAGATCAGTAGGAACTACTATTCATGTTAGCGGTGGTGAATTAGGTCGCCATTTTCATACTAAATTAGTACAAGCTTCTGCATATGATGGTGGTACAGGTGGTTATGCTATGCAAGGAGATTTAGCTGTCTTTCCTGCATTACAATATTATAAAGCCGATGGAGTTACAACTTCGACTCCTCATGCAAGTGCTACTTGTGTTATGTTATTAACTGCAACTGATGCAAGTGCGACAGCTAGCTGGGTATCGATTAACTCTGGTATACCCTTTGGTAATATACATGTACAAACTGATGATATTAAAGGGGATTATATTTCAGGTGGTGATATTTCCGGTGATGTAACTTTTAGTGGTACAGTATCAACAACCAGTGTAACTGGTGGTAGCGCGTTTGTAGTTGGTCTCAAAGGAACTGGTAACCGAAATGTTGTTGTTACAGCTGGTGGTCAATTATCCGCTACTACAGACTCTGTAGCAATCGCCGATGGTACTTTAAAATTTCTTTCATCACCTGTAACGATTTCTACTCATAGTGGAGCTGGTTCAGCATGTAACTGGAAAACATATACAAACCCGTCTGGTGTTCCTAAAAATGCCACTACAGGGTTATTTCAGTTTTTATGGCCAGGTCACGCCAGTACATGGGGTAATGAAAAACATGGTCTTCTTGAAATGAGAGATGGTGCTCTTCAAAATAATGCTGCACCAACTTTATCAGCTGCTTATGAAAGATCAGAAGGTAGTGGTGGTTTAACACATGGCGGAGTTGTACAGTTCTTCTGCCCGTTGAGTAGTAACTCAACAACTGGTAATCTTCATTTTCAGTTTCGGATTGGTGAAGTCGGGGCTGCCTTTGATGCGTCTGATTTAGTATTTAACTCTGGTCATACTTTAACCATGCTTGGATATACTTAATTATTTCTCCCACGGAAAAACAATCCACGCATCATTGTCAAATTGTCTTACTGTATAATCAGGCATGAAGGATGTTTTAGGTTTATAATATAATGTAGCAAAATCCCAATTTATATTATATTGATCATTATATAAAACAAAGTTGTTATATATTTTTTGTAGAGTTAATCCTGTATCAACAAGATCGTCGACTACTAAAACTCTCTCTCTCATTAATTCATCTTGCGTTGGAAAGGAGATTTGTTTTACTACATCATTTATATTATGAGGACCACTTCGTGGTGCATCGTCTTGATATGATTTTAAGTTACATGAAAGTAATTTATCAACTTTTAATAGTTTCGCTAAGAGAGTCGCAGGAATCATCCCACCGTTTGCAACACCGAGAATACATGTAGGATGAAAATCTTTTGCTTTTTTTGTTAATAAAGATACGTCTTGTTCAATACTCTCCCAAGATAATTTAATTTTTGATGTCATGTAAATCTATACTAATTTCACTGCCTATGTATTTTACGAGACCTTTTACTTTTTCAACTGTTTCTTCTTTTTCTGGATCAGGTAATGTTTTAGTGTGTTTGTATAAATCTAAAATAAGATCAGGAGTTATTTTGTGTCTTTCTTTTTTTACTTTTTTCCTCGGCATTATAAATATTTACAAATGTCTTTGCAACTTCAATCTGTTAAATCAAGGCAAAAACGTTAAATAATTAATAATGGCTCATACACTATACAATGAGGTTACTGCAGTAACCGGTATTGGCTATCCTACAAACAGAGTGCTAGGGTCGCTTAAAACTCCTGCTGTTAGCTTACCATATTCTTTAGAAGATATTAAAATTAGTCATAATGACTTTGCAGTCACAGAAGTATATAATGACAGTATTCGTAAACTTTATCGGAATTATTTATGGTTAATTGCTAACGCTGAAATGGTAACATCTCAATGCCCTACATCAGCGCATACTCATTACATTAATCTTGATAATAGGTTCCTTCCTACATTTGTTTCAACAGAGCTTAATCCAGCTTCTGGTAATAGTTTGTCTTCTATGTACGGTCATATTCAAACGCATATAACAAAAAAACTTGATAGTAATGAATTTGTGTACTTTTTATATTCTAAAGGAGATTCGGCAGTACTGGAGAGTAGCACTGGTTTTAGAACTCTTTCTCTTTCAACAATATTATCAGGTAATTTTGTTGAATATAGTCAAGATGATAAAAACGCATTTAAATTTGACCGAGTTACAGGAGTAGATATTGTTGATGAGTTCTTATTTGTTTTAGATCGAGGTCATAAGACATTATTTAAATTCGAGGCCTCTGGTCTTTTAACTAATGATGTTGCCGTTAAACGAACTACAGCTAGAGTATCTAAGGTAGATGAAAAACCTGGTCGTATTTTACTAAAAACACTTGGAGGTACTCAATATACTCAAGTAAAAAACAGACTAGTTGATCCTGTTGATTTTAGTATTCATAAAGAAAAAATATATATTTTAGATAATGGTGCTCGTAGTATTAAAATATATGATTTAAATTTTAATTTTATTGAAGAAATTAAACATGGTGATTTGTTTACATACCCTACAGGCTTGTCGCCAGAGGAACCGGTTTCAATTGTTGTAGATGAGCTATCTAATACAAATACAGATCCTCGCGGTTATATACTTACTAATAAAGGTAGGATTTTTGAATATGATCCAGTTTCGAGAGTTATAGGAGACCCTGTAGAAATATTTGAATCATATTTACCATATGAAATTTATGTATTTCCTGAAGCGAGACCTGCTTCGACAATTACTCAGCGAAAATTATATAAACCTGAAGGAAGTAATTTTAAAAAGATAGTTAATAGTAAATCCTCAAAAAATGTTTTATATATAGCCAGTAATAGAAATATATATAAACTATATAAAACATCTTTAGATACACCTATAACTAGGTTAAATTTTAGTACAGGAAAAATAAACCATCCTGGAGTTGGTCCTAACTCTAAATGGTCTATACCTATTAATCTAACAACTGATTTTCAAAATACTAGTGCACAAACAATTGCTTCATTTGATAGTGTATTACATGATGGTCATGATTATCTAGCAATAACTACAACTACTCTCTCTAGCGTAGTATCAGGTAACCAAGTCGATGTTTATAGTGGACCCCCTGTATGGCCAGCGTCTGGTCATAAGACATCCACATATCTTTTTAAAGATAAAAATACTACTACAAAATTATATAATGAGGCTTTTTATACAAATTATTTTACATTATCTGATATATATGTATTACCTCAAGAAATAGTTAATCATATTACGTTTAATAAAACTACAAAGAAATTAATATATAATCATTATTCATTTTTCGAAAATTTAAATAAAAAAATATACACTCATTACACTAAATCTAATTTAGGTACTTCGATTGTTCCTGCTATATGTGTTGTAAATGATCATTCATTCGAAAGGTTAAGTACTTTTGACAGTAATGATGATTTTTGGATAGGCGTAAACGAGCCGTTATTAACTGATGTTGTTAATAGACCTATTGAATTACTATACAAACAACAAGAAACATTATTTGATTGTATAAAAGAAAGTACATTAAATACTGATCCTCCGTCAGGAGTCGCAACGAGATTACCAGGTGTAGGGGACATGACTACTAATGTTGTAACTTTAGATTCAGCTAGTCTTAAAGTTAGTTCCGGAGATGTAGTCAGTTTAGGTATTTCTAGAGCAAATCTTGTTAGTGTTCTAGATAATGCTTGTGCTGTTCACTTATATACAATTGCTGGTGATAATACCTCTACTGATGATTTTGATTATATAAACGAGTTAACCCCAAGTACTGTTCGATTCGAATCTGGAGTATCAAATATTACTGTTGAATTCACTACTGATAAATTTTTCGCAAAAGATGCGAAGGGTACAGTTGTTAGCAGAGACAAATATAATGAAGACCCTTCTGCGTATAATAGATCTTTTAGAGTTATAATTAAAGAGATAGAAGACGGTAATTGTATCATTGATGAAGATGAGATTAATGCAACTCCAGAGTGTAAAGTTACAATAGAACCTGATTTTGAGTTATATGATATTACGATAGAAGGAGCTAAGGTTTTTACTAACCCAACAGGAAAAGCTGGTGATCCGGTAGGGTATGTAGCTCAAGTAGAGATTCGAAGGACTATAGATGATAATAATTATAGTTTATCAGCAGCATGTAATATTCGAACTAATACAGGATCTAAATGGCCTACTGATATGGATTATACTCCAATCATTCCTGATGTTAATGATGTATACGGGATTTATTCAACAGATTCGGAGACAGGTGATCGAGATGTAGCAGCTGACTTCCCACCAGTAGCTGGTGGAACAAACGACGCTCAAGTCTCTGCTGCTCAATTATCAAATACTAGTACGATATTTTTTCAACCAGGTGTATCTTCAGTAATATTTGATCTTAGTGCAGAATTTATTCCTGGTTTTAATGCAAATTATGATCAAGGGGCTAAAATTGATGTTGTACTTTGGAACCCTACTGCTAATGCAGTGATTAATAAAGCTGATGATAAAGCTGATTTTACACAAGGTATTATGTTGTCAGAAACATTTAAGACAATAAACTTATATGTATCAAGTATTTCTGCTATGCATAGGGTTGACAGTCATAGTGAAACTAACCAGGCTTTATTAAGTTGTGTTAATGTATGGGAAGCTTTATCTGCTAGTACTGAAGCAATAAACGGTAATGCGTTCTCTACAGTATCAGCTACTAATCCTATTAGTGCTGCATTTATTATTGATGAGCCTAGTTCAACAACAGCTCTTTCTTCTCTTTCTATTATTTCAACATCAGATTTATTACCAGCGTTGTATTTCAATATAACTAGGAAGCCTGGTAAGGATCCTCTTACATTTAAGTATTTTAATAACCAAATCGATATTGTTGTTAAAAATAGTAGTAACGTAATTATAGGTAAAGGGGGTAAAGGAGGTAATGGTCTAGCTGTTGAAGGTATTGATAGAGGTACTAGATTTGACAATGAAGATGATCGAGTTAATATCGGAGTGTGGGAAAATGGTACTTTAACTACATGGACAGGTACATCAGGTGGACCAGCAATAAGTGGATTTGATTCTCATTTTAATAAAAGACTTTTAATTACTAACAACGGTAAAATATATGGTGGTGCTGGTGGTGGTGGGGGAGGTCTTCCTGCAGTTTCTTCCGCTCAAATGCCAGCTCACACATTTCCATTATGGTATGGTTGCGGTGGAGGTGGTGGGGGAGGAGTCCATGCACTAAACGTTGGTGCAGGTGGAAGTTGTGCTGTTAATAATGTAAGCAGTCAAGCTCCTGATATGAATATTACTAAAGCTTTTCTACAAGACGGGTCGGCAGCAACACCTAGTTGGACAGGAACGGGTGGAGCAGGTGGAACTTGGGATACAACAGGACAATATTATCCAGAAATTGAACTACAAAAAGCAGTACCTGCAACAGAAGACGGAGCTACAACAGCAATTGATGCAATATCTTCTACTGTAACTCTTTTCCGAGCAATGACTGGAAACGAGGGCGGTGGCTTAGGTGAACCTGGTAAGAGTGATGGTACGTCAACTAACTATTATACTATAAATTCTAATCTATCTTTACCGTTAAAAGATAGAACCTCATCTACAGTAACACACACTGACATCAGTTATAATAATGTATTAGATAATTATAAATTAAGAGTAGGTGGAGCCGCGGGTGATATATTATCTACATCTCTTGATGCAGTAACTGCTGGTTCGGGTACCTTCCATGGTTCAGGGACAGATGACCGCTTTTCGGCTGCATAAAGTTATCAGCTGCATAAAGTTACACTAGTGTTTATTACTAAGTATAATAAGTATTAGTAATGAGATTCAGTTCAACAGCGCAAGATGCTCTTGCAGCTTCAAAATCCTACGCAGAAGAATTTACAAGTCGATATGCTGGGACGGAACATTTACTTTTAGGTTTGATTGAGAGTCATGACGATTTTTTAGATCAAACCTTTGAGCGATTGGAAGTAGATAGAACTCATTTAAAAGATGTTGTTATTAGTATCTTAAATATAGAGGAGACAAATAAGCTTGTTAAGGTAGATACCGGTCCAGCGTTTACTCCTCGTGTTTTACGTATAATAGATTTTGCAAAAAATTTAGCTCAAAAACTTGATAAAAGTACAGTTGACGTAATACATTTATTTTTATCTTTATTATATGAAAATGATGGTGTTGCGACTTCTATTCTTATGGAGTATGGTTTAAATTTTGATAATGTAAAAAACGCTATTCAAAAAGAATTAGGAAATATTACTACGACAAGTGGTATACTTAAATCAGTTATTCCCGAAAGTTTAGAACCGTATTTTATTGATCTAACATATCAAGCTTCTGTTAATGAACTACAAAGTACCTTTTCAAGAGATGCGGAGTTTGATAAAATATATCTCGTGTTAGGTAAAAAGCATAATACTAATCTTATTATAACTGGAGAACCAGGTGTTGGTAAAAAGTCAGTAGTATATGAACTTGCTAGAAGGATAACTAAAAAACTTACTCCTAATCATTTACACGACAAAAGAATATTAGAATTAAAATTAAAAACACTTATAGGTGGTACAAAGTTTAGAGGTGATTTCGAAGCTAGAATGGATGTACTTCAAGACTATTTAAAAAATAATACTGATGTAATTTTGTTTATTAATGATATTGCTCTTATAACACGGATTGATGGTACTGCAAATATTGAAGAATATTTCAGCGAGTTGTTTAATAGTGATGATATTAATTTTATAGGTACATGTACAGCGGATGATTATAAAAAATATATTGATGATATAACTACTATTAGTTCTAATTTTGAAAACATAGTTGTTAAGCAAACTAACTTAGAAGAGACAAAAGGTATATTATATAATATGTTACCAATATATGAGAAGTTTCACAATGTCAAATATGAGCGAAGTATAGTAGAAGATATTGTTAAGCTGTCAACTAGATTTATTTTCGATAAAAGTCAGCCTGCTGCTTCCTTAGATTTATTAGATGAGTGTGGGTCTCATATAAAAAATCAAATATCTAATACATCAGAACAAATCGTACAACTTCAACAAAAAATAGATAATATACAAGAACAAAAACTTACTGCAGTAGAGAGGTTTAATTTTGAAGATGGTATTAAATTGCGACGCAAAGAAACAATTTTATCTAATAAATTAAAAAAAGAAATCATTCAACAAAAAGCGGTTGAGTTTGATAAAGTTATTACAAGTGATATAGTAAGAGATATACTTAGTGTTAAAACAAATATACCTATAAGCAATATTAGAGGTAGTAGTTTACCAGATTTAAATAAGGTTGAACACCGATTAAAAGAAAGATACATTTCTCAGACTAAAGCTATTACATCATTATTACATCATTTTAAAAGAGTTAAAACAGGGTTACAAGATCCGTCACGACCATTAGGATCATTTCTTTTTATTGGTCCTACAGGTGTTGGTAAAACTTATTTATGTGAATTAATCTCTGAATACTTTTTCTATAATAGACAAAATTTTCTTAAGATTGATATGTCTGAATTTATAGATCATCATTCAACTAGTAAGTTAATTGGATCACCACCTGGTTATGTTGGGTATGGAGATCGATCACAGCTTTGTGATTTTATTAAAAACAATCCTTATAGTTTGCTTTTATTAGATGAGATTGAAAAGGCCCATCCAGACGTCGTTAATATATTTCTACAAGTTTTAGATAAGGGGGAGTTAACTGATAGTGTAGGTCGTAAA